GTACACAGCTACCTCATTAGATGATGCGGAAGCAATTATTCATCGTGTAAAAGTTTCAGAAAATGATTTGAGAAAACAACAAGTCGCTGGTTTTTATAGAGACATTGATATTGGAAAACCTGCAGACAAAGAAACTGATGTTGAAAAAAAAGAAAGAGAACTTGAAGGTGTAACTAAGTCTGCAAACGAAGATGTATTTACATTATTAGAGTGTCATGTTGATTTAGACCTTGAAGGTTTTGAAGATGTTAATCAACAGACTGGTGAGCCGTCAGGAATTAAGATTCCATACATTGTAACTATTGAAGAAGGATCAAGAGAGATCTTATCTATTAAAAGAAATTATGAAATAGGTGATCCAAATAAAAACAAAATACAATACTTTGTACACTTTAAATTTTTACCAGGTTTAGGTTTCTATGGTTTCGGTTTAATTCACATGATTGGTGGACTGTCTAGAACAGCAACCGCAGCTTTGAGACAGTTGTTGGACGCAGGTACTTTGTCCAACCTGCCAGCTGGTTTTAAAATGCGTGGTATCAGAATCAGAGACGACGCACAATCAATTCAACCAGGTGAATTTAGAGATGTAGATGCACCAGGTGGTAATTTAAGAGATTCATTTATGATGTTACCATTTAAAGAACCATCACAAACATTATTATCATTAATGGGTGTTGTGGTTTCAGCGGGACAAAGATTTGCATCTATTGCTGATATGCAAGTTGGAGAAGGTAATCAAAATGCTGCAGTTGGAACTACAGTTGCATTATTAGAACGTGGATCAAGAACAATGTCAGCAATTCACAAAAGAATTTACTCTGCTTT